GTATCAGGACATCTAACTGAGATAGATGAAGTATCTCAACACTTACTAGCTATCGAGATAGTAGCTAGATACTATGGTGTACTAGAAGACATACAAGAAGTCATACCAGAACTAAAAAACTTAGCAGATATAAAACAAGATCTAATAGACTTTAGAAACAATAGAGCTGAGACTAAAGAAGTTATAAAAGCTTATAAAGAAGCAGGACAGATAGTTCAGAGAACTATTGATGATGCTGTAGCTAAACTAGAAGAGAGAGTTAAGAAGTTCGATCCTGAGAGTATTAAGAAACTTGATGAAGAGATGGTTGCTTTAAAGAGTTCTATTACTACTATTCAATCTACAATAGAAGCTAAGTTTACTGAGATAGATGGAGTAGTAGCGAATAAGCTTACTCCTATGCAAGAGAAGATAAAAGAGTTAGGGGATAAGCTTGCTTTTGAGGTGAATAAGTTTACAGCAGGTATGACTAACTTAGATTCTATGTTATCAACCTTGCATGAAGAGCTTAATTCTAAGCTAGATGCCGATGCTACTGCAGTAAATAGTGCTAAGTTAGGTGGATTAGCTCCTGAGGAGTATGTAAGACAGACTGAGACATACGATAAAAGAAGCTATACAGGATATATACCTAGATTGAAGTCTGTTAAAGATGACTACAATCCTGCTAATAATATACAAGTACTAGAAGCAGAGCAATTAAAGCTTACAGGTCTTCTAGCTAAGGCTGATGGTATGTTAGCAGGACCAGATGTAAGCACTAATCTACAGATACTTATGAGAAATACAAGTTATAACGCTAGACCTATTCATATCCTTACTATGAAAGGACTTATAGACTACATTAACAAGTATGCATCTATTAATGGTTACTGGGAGAAAGTAAAGGATATAACTAAGCCTTATACTCTGCAAGCTAATGAAGCCATTGTCAGACTAGATCCTATTATAGAAGATGAATTAATAGTAGATGGTGAGTTATATATCGAAGGTACTACAGTAGATTTAGAAGAACCTCAATTTCAAGCAGGACAATATGGATTCTTTGCAATGAAAAATCCTAAAGGTAGATGGCTATTTTGCGATGGTAGAGAACTAAGTAGAGAAGCATATCCTGACTTATTTGAAGCTATAGGTACTACATACGGCGAAGGTAATGGTACTACTACTTTTAATATACCAGATAGACGAGGCTACTTCGGTAGATGTCTTGATGCAGGTGCTGAAGTAGATTATCAGAGTGATAGAGAAATAGGTAGTAAGCAAGGTGATGCTATTAGAAATATAACTGCTACACTTAATAACAACTTATTATCTTCATCTAATTATACAGAGGGTGTAATAAATACAACTGTTGCAGGTACTGGTTATAGTTATCTAGGTAATGGTCCTTATATTGGAGTTAATCTAACATTCGATGCCAGCAGAGTAGTACCAACAGCACCAGAAAACGTAGTTAAAAATATAGCAGAGTATGTCTGCATAAGATATTGAAAGGATAAATATGGCAGAGAGCAAGATAACAGTTGCCAGAGTAAAAGATAAAGTAGGTGGTAGAGAAGCAGAAGTAAGTAAGCTTCTATACTCAGATAATGGTAATATCAAGACTGTAGGCGGAGATAGTGCTATCACTGTCGGTAGTGCTAAGACACTTAACGGAGAAACTAAAGAGCAGTTACTAAGTAACGTTAATGCAGCTACAGTAGGTGGTAAGAGCATTGCTCAGATACAGAGTAGGGGTAAGTTTGGACCTATTAAACTAATAATGGATGCTAGAAAACATAACCCTTATTTCTATACTCTTTTAGTAACTGAAGATGAAGAACTTATATTCTGTGGCAATCAGTATAGCAGTATGCTTCTTATTAAAACTGGAGCAGAGAGTACTAACCCTCATACGGTAATACCACATCCGTTAAAAGGGGTATCCAGAATTAAGCAAGTAATTGGAGCTTGGACAACTCAATATATACTTTATGAAAATGGGGACCTTTATGGTAGAGGTGGGAATGCTAGTTATCAGTTAGGCATAAATAATACTGCTTCACAATATGACTGGGTAAAGATAACTGATAATGTAGATAAGTTAATCAACGAGAGTAATAGTAGTAAAATAGGTGAAGGCTTAGTAGCAGCCATCAAGAAAGATAAATCAGTATGGTTCTGGGGCAAGAACGATTATGGTGCAGCTGGTATGGGCAATACAACAGCTCTTACCACACCAACTAAGCTAGCACTCACTTTCTTAGAAGCGGGGGACTCTGTAAAAGACTTAGTAATGAATGATTGCTACTACACTTCGTTATTTTTAATAACAGAGAAGGGTAAGCTATATTCTTGTGGGTTGAATGGTGAAGGACAATTAGGTCTAAATGATAAAACTAACAGAAATACGTTTACCCAAGTAACTACTCTGCAAGATAAGAAGGTTAAGAAAGTAGATATGTTGGGTAGTTATCTATATAATCCTACAGGTAGTAATGACGGTTATTATAACCCTGTAGTTTTATGTGAAGATGGCTCTGTATACAGCTGGTCTACTAAGAGTATTTGGGGTACAGGTAAGCCTGTGTCTAACAGCACTAAGCCAGTATTATTAGATGACTCATACTTTCCGTCAGGATACAAGCAAGCAATAGACCCTATCGTAGATGTAAGTGCTAACTGTGTAGGAGGCTTTATGGCTATAACTAAATCAGGTAGATTATTTGTATGTGGTAGTAGTGATAGTATTCTACCTACTAGAGCTGTAATAACAGAAGTAAAAGTACCTAACGAACCTAATGCTAAGATCAGAAAAATATATTACAACACTACTGCTCAAAATGCTTGGTATTTTATGACTATGTTATTAGTTGAGCTTAATGGTAAACAATACTTATATGCCTTCGGAGAGAATACTACAGGCGGTTTAGGTGTAAATAATAATGTAGATATTAAAGCTACAGAAATACAGAAAGTAGTTCTAGATTCTGAGAAAGTATCTCAGATAAAGCAACTAGAACTTATTGGTACTAACGAAGCTATGAGAACCTTCTTTTTACTAAATAATGGTCAGCTATGGGGTTGTGGTTCAGATAGTAACTGTGCATTACGTGGAAGCACTGCAGTTGCTAACTGTAGCTTACCAACATTAATATTATAAGGACAAGATAATGGACAAGATAATTTACGTAACATCTAACTTTATACAAGAGCTAGGAGACGAGGTAATAACCTCTGCTCCTGAAGGTGTCAAGCTAAAGACTACTAATGAGAAAGCTTATAGTAAGTGGCTTATCACTAATCCCGATACTATCAGTGCTATCGATAACTTCTGGAAGCAGTTCGTACCTAAGCAGATAACTGTAAGACAACTAAAGCTTCAACTATTAAAGCTTAATCTGTTAGAGCAAGCTGAAGCACTAGTTAAAGCAGATAAAGAAGCTCAGATAGAGTTCGAGTATGCTAAGGACATCGAGATTACTAGTCCTCTACTACAGAAGATGGCTAAGGCATTAGGTATGGACGATAATGCTATAGATAACTTCTTTTTAGAAGCAAGTAAACTGTAAGGAGCAAGAAATGGGATATGCAATAGTTGCTTTACTAGCATTTGTCTTAGGAGTAATCCTATGCCCTATGCTTATATTCTTACGTGCTAGAAAATGCGATCAGTGGGATAACTCGAATATGACGAACGTCTACAGGGTAATAGCTCACCTAGCTACACATCCTGACGATTTCGGCAAGATGTACTATGACAATGGAGAGAAACCTTTCTGGTACATAGACGATGACGAGTTTACTGATGTAGTCAGAACTAGACCTAAAGAGAAAAAGAATGCTAACAATTAAAGAGATACTACAGCTAATAAGGACAATAGTAGTAGAGATAGTACTAGAGATATTGTCCTATATAGTTGTACCTATAGCTTTAGTATTTACTAAGAGAGAAGACGATCACCTACCTAGGTGGGCTAGATGGTTCGAAGATGCTAATGACTACTACGATAGTCAGTGTGCTGCTATCAATGGTGATAGTGGCTGGAGAGAGAAGCATTATCCTGAGCCTAGTAATAGATCGTATAAAGCTAGATTGCATTGGCTATTTAGAAATAGGATAGGTTATTACTCTAGCGAAGTAGCAGGAGTAAGAGTGTCTACTATAGATCCTGCTTCAGTTACTACAATAGGAGATATACATGCTACTAGTAATCAAGGTACTAAGAGTACTTGGTGCAAGGTAACTTGTAGATTGAATAATGGTAAGACTAGGTTTGGATTATACAAGGTAATCAGATACTCTAAGAAGTACTACTGCAGAATATACCTAGGTTGGAAGCTGATGGATATAGCTGGTATGACTAAAAGTAATTATGCTAGCTACCTAGAACCTGAAGATAAGATCAAGTTAAAGACTGTATGGAGTATTCATCCATTCAAGAAGGTAAGAGACAATGGTTAATAGACCTATTCTTAAGCCTGTGGGCAAGTATCAGTTCGAACTAGTAGAGAACTATAGGTATAGAGATATTGTTATACCTAAGGGCTATATAACAGATGGTGCTAGTGTTCCTAGAATATTCTGGAGTACCTTTCCACCTAACAAGGCAGAATATCTTAGTGCAGCTATAGTTCATGATTATCTTACCGATATAGTTATCGAAAAAAAGAGTATTACTTTTAGGTCTGCGGATAATATTTTTAAAGAGATGTTAATAGATCTAAACGTAAACAAGATAGAAGTTAAGGTGCTTTACTGGAGTGTAAGGCTGTATCACTTACTTAAATATGGAGATTAAAATGGGAAATATACTCTCAGCAATTTTAGAGTTCTTTTCACTTAGTAAAGCTGGCAGTGCAATACTAGCTGTCATAACTTTAGTTATCGGCTTAGGCTATATGTACTACTCTGATAAGGTAGCTAATCTAGAAAAGCAGTTTAGAGATAAGCAAGAAGAATATAAAAGCTTATATCTAGATAAAGCTTTAGCTGATTCTAAACTAGCTCTATGCAGAAATAGCTTAGATCAGCAGAATGAAGCGATAAAGAATCTAAGCGTTCAAGTAGTTAAAAAACCTGAGATCGAAGTTAAGTATAAGTATATAACTAAGCCTAATGATAGTTGTGAATCTAAGCTTAAATACTATGAAGGGATAGCTAATGAAGCTGCTAAGCCTCTTAAGTAGTATCTTGTTTCTAGTTGGTTGTTCAGCTAAGCCAGAGGTTATTACTCAGATTGAATATCAGGAGAAGTATGTACCTATTAGATGTATTAATACTCTACCTGTTAAGCCTGAGTACGATCCTGCTAAGCCTGAGACATTCGAAGAATTAATGAAGTATTTTTCTCATGTTGAGGACTTGCTTATTCAGTGCTATAAGGGGAATAAATAATGGGGATAAAAGGTTTACCTAGACCAAAGAGTATGCTTAAACGCATTATTGTTCTAGTGCTAGGGGGAGTTTTTATAGGGGTTTGTGGTTATGGGCTATTCTGCCTATACGATCGTATGTTCAGCAGTATGGAGACTGCCTTAACGGTATGGGCTATTACACAAGGAGTGATCAATGCCATAATCTCCCCTGCTAAACTCTTAACGGTATTTAGGACATGAGAAAAGTGGAAATACATTATTTATGGTACGTGGTATTCATAGGTACTATAGGCAGCATTATCTCTTTCTTCAAGAGTTCTCGCAAGAAATGTTTTTCTCATTTCTTTAACAGAATCCTTGACGGAGTATTTAGTGCATATATAGTCTATGAACTAGTCTTTTATTTCTGTCAAGATATGAAAGTAAGCTATGCATCTTGTGGGATTGGTGCATGGTTCGGTAGTGATGCCTTAGTTATGGTTAGAGATTTTTTTCTAGCCAAGTATGGCATAGGACCTTTCCCTAGATGTAAAGACGATTGGGATGGAAACGAAAGGAGAAGAGATTGATTTTAAACATTACTAGATTTAGAAATATACCTGATGGAACAATAGGTAAGTTTTCTTTAATGGATAAGGATAGGGCTATCTTACAAGGCTATACACTAGAGCCTGCTGGTGGAGATACTACAGAGAGTGGTAGAGATAGAAGAATACCTATAGGTGCTTACAATGTAGTATGGCATAACTCACCTAGATTTAAGAGATCATTGCCATTACTTTATAACAATCTAGTACCTAGATCTAGATATATCCTTATTCATAACGGTAATTATCCTAAGGATACTGAAGGATGTATCTTACTAGGTGATAGCTATGACAAGAATGGAGTATTTAACTCTAAGGCTACTCTAAATAAGTTTCTAGAACTTAGCTATGGTTATTTAAATGAAGTAAAAATAGAGGCTAACTATGATAGAGATTGATAACATAACTGAAGCTAGATTGCTTTCTAATTTAAAAGCAGACTTTACTGCATCTAAATTACTCAGAAATGAGTTAGATCAGAAGATAGCTAGGTGGAAGAGTGAGTACAATGCAGAGCCTTATGGTAATGAGGTTAATGGTAGATCTAAACTAGTATCTAGAGATATTAAGAAACAATCAGAGTGGCAACATGCTGCATTAATTGAGCCTTTCGTATCTACTCCTGACATTATTAAAGCTAATCCAGTTACTTCTGAAGATGCTGAGATAGCACCTAAGATAGAAGTACTACTCAATACTCAATTCTGTAGGCAGTTTAGCAGATATAACTTTATGACTAAAGCTTTAAAGGTTCTAGATCAAGAAGGTACTGTAGTTATTAGAACAGGTTGGGAGTATGAAGAAAAGGTTGTAGAAGTAGAAGAAGATAGAGAAATACCCAACCCTGATTACCAGAGAGCTATAGAAGCAGTAAATCAAGGTATTACTGATTCTAGTATTCTTCAAAGTATAGAGCCTACTCTGATAACTAAAGTAAGAGTAAGAAAGACTAAACCAGTTAAGAATCACCCTACAGCTATGGTATGCAGAAATGAAGATATATTCATAGATCCTACTTGCCAAGACGATATGGATAAATGTCAGTTCGTTATCTATAGATATGAGACTGATATGACTACTCTTAAGCAAGCAGGTATATATAAGAACCTAGATAAGATCAAGATACCTACAGGCTTAACAGGCACTAACGATACTGAGTACATTACTGAGGATAGCACTAGCTTTAGATTTAGTGATACTGCTAGAAAGAAAATAGTAGTACATGAATACTGGGGTAATTATGACATCAATGGCGATGACATAGCAGAACCTATTGTATGTACTTGGATAGACAATACAATTATTAGGTTAGAAGATAATCCTTTCCCTGATAAGAAGCCTCCATTCTTAATAGTGCCATTCTCTGCTATACCATTTAAGCTATATGGAGAATCTAACGCAGAGTTACTAAGTGATATTCAGAAGATTAAGACTGCAATCTATAGAGGCTTTATAGATAATATGGCTCTATCTAATAATGGTCAGAAAGGTATAAAGAAAGGTAGTCTTGATGAATACAATAAACAGAGATTTCTCAATGGTGAGAACTTCGAGTTTAATCACTATGCTTCAGACTTCTTTATAGGCAACTTTAATGAGCTACCTAGCTCAATATTCAATGTACTTACATTAATGAACAATGAAGCAGAGAGCATTACTGGCGTAGCTAGTTTTAATACAGGTATCAATGGAAATGCATTAGGCAGCACCGCAACATCCATCAGAGGTGCTATAGATAGTGCTAGTACTAGAAGATTAAACATAGTTAGAAATATAAGTGAAAATCTAGTTAAGCCATTGCTTAGAAAGTGGTTAGCTTACGATGCTATGTTCTTAGATGAAGAGTCTCAATATAGGATAACTAACGATACCTTCGTATATCTAAAGAGAGATGACTTAGGAGCTAATATAGATATCGATCTAAGTATATCTACAAGTGATGACAATAGAGCTAAAGCTCAAGAATTAGCTTTCGTATTGCAGACTGTAGGTCCTAGTGAAGACCCTAGATTGAGAAAGATACTTATGGCTCAGATAGCTCAATTATACAGAATGCCTGATCTAGCTAAGATGATTATGGATTATAAGCCAGAACCTGATCCTATGGCAGAACAGATGCAACAACTACAAATGCAACTACTACAAGCTGAGATAGCTAATACTCAAGCTAAAGCTGGTGAGAATACAGTAGATCAGGATGTTAAGAGAGCTAAGGTACAAACTGAGTTAGCTAAGGCTAAGAGCCTTAATTCTATGGCAGATAAGACTGACTTAGATTACGTACATCAATATAGTGGGATAAAGGAGAAAGAAGCTTTGCAAAGACAGCAGTTACAAAATCAATTTAACATAGATAGAGAAACTCTGAAATTACTTCAGAGTCCTAAGCAACAATATTTATAATCTAATAAAGGGGAAAATATGGAAGAACAAGTATTAGATGAACTTGAATCTGTAGACAACAGTTACTGGGTGGAGCTAGATAAAGCTCTTAGACGATTGCTAAAAAGTGAAGACTTTAAAAAGGTTATTCTAGAAGGTTATCTAAAAGAGAAAGCCTTAAGTGGAGTAAGCTTACTAGGTAGAAGTGATGTCAAGAAACGAGGTGAAAGACCTGACGTTATTGAAGAGCTTGTATCTGTAGCTAACTTGCAACAATACCTATTTACAGTTATACCATCATTAGCTGGATCAGCATTGGCAGAGGAGAATAGATAATGACTGAAGAGCAATTAAACAATCTTACTGATGAAGAGCTAGAGAAGATGGTTATAGACGAGAGAGCTAATGCGGTACAAGAACCTGTAGAAGAATCTCCTCAAGCTGTAGAAGAAGAAGAAGTTGCTCCTGAAACAGAAGAGCCTAACACTACTGAAGAAGTTAGTGAGCCTGTAAGTGAGGAAGTGGAACAACCTACTGAGCAAGTTGTTCAAGAGACTCCGCAACCTAAGACTTATAAAATAAAAGCTAATGGTATGGAGTATGACTTTAGTGAAGACGAGCTTATACGCTTAGCTCCTAAAGCTATGGACTATACCAAGAAAATGCAGACTATTGCACCTTATAGAAGAACTATAAGTGCAATCGAGCAGAATGGTATCAGTGAAGACGATATTAACCTACTTATAGATATTAAAAAGGGAAATAAAGATGCAATCTCTTCTCTTATTAAATCTAGTGGAATAGATGTTTACGATCTTCCTGAAAACGATGGGAAATATACCCCAACTAGATATGCAGAACAAGCTGAAGCTCAAAATACTCAGGATGTTATTGCAAGACTAGCTAGAGATCCAGAGTTCGAGAAAACTAAGAGTGCCTTCGAAGTACTCGATCCACAATCTAAGCAGTACTTGCTAAGTAATACTGAGAATATCGAGGGTCTGCATGATGATGTTAAAAACGGTATATACGAGAAGGTAATGCCAGAAGCTCTAAAGCTAGCGGCATTAGATGGTTATCAACAACCTGTTTTACAGTATTACTTTAAAGCAGGTCAAGATTATTTTACTAGGCAAGAGCAGATAGAAAAACAAGCTATGGCTACTAAAGCTAAAGAGGAAGCTATCAGAACAAGAGCTAAAGCTAGTGCTGCTCTACCTAGTTCTAGAGCAGATAAGAAGAGTGTTATTAATTATCTTGACGAAGACAATGATGATGAATATAACGCTTGGTATAAATCGCTCCAAAATAGATTCTAAAAGGAAAAACAATTATGGCAGTTATGGAATATAAAGACGGTAACAACTCAACAAGTGGTGCTAACACTATCCTACATTGGTACGATAGAGCTGGTATAAATGCAGCTAATGCTAAGAATATCTATGGTCAGTTCGCTGATAGAAAATCTATGCCAACTAAGAGTGGTAAGAAATATAAGATTTCTAGATGGCAACATATTTACGATAGAGATCTAAATGCAGCAGATTTTGCTAAATATGGTTTCTTGTCAAGTAGAAACGTAGAAGACGTTACTAATGGTCTTAATCAAGCTAAATTACCAGAGGGTAGTGGTGCTAGAAATCAAGTAACTTTCCAGAAGGTAACTATGGAGACTACTTGTGCAAGCTATGGTGAGATGATTGAATATACTGATGAAGTAGAACTATTCAGTGAAGACGTTATGCAAACTAGGTATCGTGAAGAACTTGGTGCTTTAGCTAACGTCAGAAACGAAGATCTAATCCAACTAGATATGCTTGGTACAGGTAACGTACTTTACTCTGGTCTAGCTACTAACCTAGCTACAATGGGTAATGGTATTACTGCTGGTGGTACACTAGATGACCAATATAGAATCAGCTATGACCTTCTAAGAAGAGCTGTTAAGAAGCTTGTTAGAAATAGAGCTGAGAAGAATACAGAGATAGTTACAGGATCTAATAAGATCGATACTAGAACTGTAAATAGAGCTTACTACGCAATTATCGGACCAGAGGTTAAGTTCGATCTAGAGAATACTACTAGAGGTAAGAACAATACTGAAGAGTTTGCATATATCCCAGCTTATAAGTATGCTGATGCTAGTAACCTAGCTGAAGGTGAAGTAGGTGCTATGCACGAGGTTAGATTTATTGAGAGTGAGACAGCTGTAGTATATCGTGGTAAAGGTGCTACTGTACCTGCTGGATATACTGGTACATTATCTTACACTGGTGCTGCTGGTACAGGTAAGTTCGATGTATTCCCTATCTTATTCCCAACTAAAGGTGCATTCGCTACTGTAGGTCTTAAAGGACAAGACAAGATTACATTTAGATCTCAAGATCCTAAACAAACCGAGTTGAGCAATCCTTATGGCACTAAAGGTTTCTTTAGTTATCGCTTCTGGTATGCAGGTATTATCTTGCAAGAAGAGAAACTATTGAAAACTCTAGTTCTAGCAAGTGCTTAATAACTTTTATCCCCTATAACTAGGGGATAACTTAAATCTAAATAAAGGATAAATTATGGCTAAGAAAAAAGATGAGAATATCGAGATCGAAAACAATGAGGAAGTTGAGACTTCTGAAGTAGAAGAGGTTACTAACCTACAAGCACTTGTAGCAAGTGTTAAGAAAGAAGCTTTTAAAACTAGAGTAGTAACTATTACATCTAACGATAAGAGAGATAACGATGTAACTAATGCAGTTATGCTAACTTGTGAAAATCAATTCTTTAGCTTATCTAAAGTAGTGCCTTTAAATGTACCAGTAGAGTTAGAGCAATGTCTCATAGATTCTGCTAAGGACGTTAGAATACCTATCCATAGTGATGAAGTCATTAATGGTAGAAGAACAGGCAATGCTAAAGTAGAGCTAGTTAATAAATATAATATCAGCTACGAGGACTAATCAATGGCTAAGACTAAAGTAAAGATCACAACTGACTATAAGAATGTAAAGGTAGAGCCTAATGACATTACTTCAGGTGAAGTATTATCTAAAGAGTTCTATGGGGAGAACAGACTTCAATGGTTAGGTGAAGGAGCTTTCGATGTCTTAATGCACGCTATTGACGAGAATCTTCGTATTCAATACGATAATGGTAGGATATTGGGCGATACATACGCCCAAGCCTACATTCAGTTAGTCTCAGCAGCAATAGACAAGTCTGTTAATCTAGCTATAGCTAACGCAGAATTAAAACTAAAGATAGCAGAACTAGAACTAAAAGAAAATCAAGCTGATGAAGATGAAGCCCTTAATAAACTAAAACAAGAGCAGTTAAGAGCACAAACTAAAGTATATGATAGACAGATCGAAGGCTTTAGTGATAACTTAAAACTGAAACTACTTCAATCTCAGCTAGAGTCTTTCTCAATGATATTCGCTTCTGGTATGCTAGATTTTAATGAGAATGCAGCAGCATTCCCTAAAGCATTAAAAGCATCTTCACTATCTGAAGTCTATGATGACCTTAGAGCTTCAAGCTTAATTGACTGGGAAGCTAAGAAGAAATATAAGGTAGAGAATAGAATAGAGAAGGGTGGAGAACCTAGTGGAATAGAGTTATAAAGGTATCTAATGAGTATTTTTCATAAGAAAGTTACAAAGGACGAGACTAAAACAGTACCTGCTTTCGGCGATCCTTTTCATAAGTTTAAAGTAGGTACTACTATGAAGAACTCTATCCAGAAAGACTACTTAGAAAAACTACTTAGATATAAAATTAGAGGCTATAGTAATACTAAGGCTTTATATAAGAATGTCTTAGATATAAACTCTCAACATGAACAGAACTTCGTTAGGTTTAAATTACCCTATTCGTCAAGAGTAGCATTTAATACTTTTACTTATGACTTGAATAAGATCAAGAAAGTTACTGGTATAGAAGGACAAATAGTAAGCTATGAGTTCACTGCTGGTAGTGACCTAGGTGTAGAGTACCTATTATCACTTCAGGTAGATTACAACTTTACAACTAAAGAATTTACTAAAGATGGATATACCTTTAAGCATAAAGATAGTGTATTCGCTACTGTTATTCAAGAGAAAGAAGAAGGCTCAATCTATAAGAAAGATAGTGTAGTAGATATTACTGATCTAGGTTTATATATAGATTTTAATTCTTACATCTTAAAAGAGCTTACTCCTAAGATATACGAAGTCTTTAAAAAGCAATGGGAGATAGACTATACTAATCCTGATAATAAAGTTATCTCTACTCCTACAGAAATCTTTGTAGATAGGTCCGATGGTAAGATAGCTTACAGAGCTATCACTTACTTTACTTGGAAAGACCATAAAGAAGGAGACCTAGATAAGTTAGAACCTATCTACTATGATTTCTATGTTACAGATATAATAGATCAGCTTAGGCTTATAAGTAAAAACGAGAAAGCTTATTTTATAGAATCCACTTTAAATGGTAATCGTTCTATCTACTATGGTAGAAATAAAGATAGTCTAGCTACTACAACTAGCTCAAAGCTAGTATCTGTTGCAGCTAATTATCCTCTAAAAAGAAATGTACCCAGTGGTAATAAGTTTTACAATAAGGCTATGGAAGAAGCTGGGTATAAGAATAAAACTACTAAAAAGAAGCCTAAGAACGATAAGAACATAACTAGCTTATTCACTCAATTAAACAACGAAGAACATGTACAATGGGCTTCTATTACTCAGTTTATGGATATGAAGTACTTCTGCTATAAATCCGTTCGAGAGAATAAGAACTGGCAGAAATACCTATGGAAGATTTTTACATTTCTAGAAAGTATAGCTCATGCTGGTACATATCATGAGAATGCTCCTAGAACAGTTTACTCTGTTGCAGGTAAAGAGTTTAGAATACAGTACATAAAACGAGAAGTAGAAGGAGTAGAGCATAACAAAATATGCTATATGGGTACAGAACCTAATTGTAGTGCTATGTACCTATACTTAAATGTACCAGACTGGACCGCATCTACAGAAGAGCAAGCTAACAAGAAAATATTTACTAAGTTCACACAATATGGCTTTAATATAAGTTACTTTTATTCAAGAGCATACACTCAGTACTGGAGTACTTCTGGTGGAGGAGAAGGACGATCTTATAGACACCATGCTTATATTAATGCTACTAATGTAGCTATGAGTGAGAGAAGACTTACAGGTATCTCAGATAATTATAACTTTCTAGATGCTCAACTAGGTTTTGAAGATGTAGGGTATATAAGAAAACCTACAAACGATAGCCAACGTCAATGGTCTGGTCCTAAGTATAGATATGTTAATAATACTAATAATAATCCTACTACAGGTTATGTACGAGTACCTTGTTCTATTCAATATATAAACCTAGCTCAGTATGAGAAAGACAATGGTAGAGTATGGGTTAATCTAGACAATACTCCTGCTACTCAAGGTGCTTTAGCAGTATATTACACTGCAACATACTCTCAAGGAGATGAAACTGGTACATACGAAGCTGAACAGATCGTAGGTTTTATAAATGCTAGTTATAATCCTAATGCTTCGTATGCTTATTCTAGTAGTTTTAACTATATGCCTGAGTTTGTATCTGATGAGAAGTACTTAATACCTATGCCTAGATCACTCTGGATCAGAGTACCTTACTCAGCTCAGTTAGAGATATATCTAGCAACAATCTACTTAACTTACAACGTAGAGTGGGAGGAGAAAAAGACTACTGCATTCGGTAAGATTATAGGTCCTGTTATTGCCATAGTAGGTTTTGTTATAGGTGTAGTATTCTCTTGGACTGGTTATGGTGGTGCTGCTGGCTTCAGCTTAATGGCAGCAGGTATTGCTCTTACTGGAGCTATGAACAATATACTCTGGTTACAAATAGTAGGTATGGTAATGAGTATATATGCCTCATGGTGGGCTATACCAGCAACTGGAGGTAATATAGGTCTAAACTTAGCTACCGTAGCAGCTACTGCAGCAACAGTAGCCTCAGTTGTAGGAGCTATCAATGTCATAGGTGGAGCTAGGACTCAAGCTAAGATAAGACAAGCTCAAGAAGATTTTAAAGACGAGAAAGATCGTAATAATCAAGAGCAAGAACGACTACGAGATACTATAAATGGTACGCTAGATCTAAGTGAATATGACGTAGACATAAATCACGAAGAAGATGACGAGATATTTTACTTGCTAGCTAGTGGTGAGTTTTCCCACCTTGCGCTAGAGAAAGGACTACTCTATGCGACAGATTTAGCACAAGATGCAGAGAACTTTAATAGATTTAAATAAAGGAGAGAAAATGGCGTATATTGAAGATAGTATACTAAATCAGTCTACCTATATCCCTAATTGGCTTCAATCTAATGGGTTTAATGGTACTGGTATGCAACTAGGTGGGAGTTATGCTCCTAAACAATTCTATACAAGCAATGCATCTACATTAGCTGGTAGAAACTTAACTATCCCTAATAATAGTGGCAATGCTCTAACAAATGCTTGGGATGGTATTCGTAACTGGTGGAACGGTGGTGGTACAACTACTACATTAGCTGACGGATCTACGGTAACCAGAGGCACTAATGGAGAGATGCTAGGTAACATAGGTGGCTTAGCTATGGGTGCTTATGGTATCTACTCAGGCTTACAAGATATGCGTAAGAATAATAGACTCTATAAAGAGCAGATGGAAAATATGCAACTACAACGAGATGCCTTTAAAGAGAATATGGCAAGAGATAGAGCTGAATACAATAGGCTTAAAGGTCAGAGAGCAGCATTAACAGCAGCTTATGGAGCATAATATGTCATACTATAATCCTCAACAATATATCTCGATACCTCACTTCGACTCTCCTATGAAGAGTGATAACTTCAGAACATTCTCTGCAATGCAAGAAGCTTGGAATAGGTATCAGCAAGAGAAAAGACTAGAGGAACTCCACCCTTTACAGGTGGAGAACTATGGTCTTAGGAATCGAAATCTAACGTTAGATAACGAGTTACAAGAGAAGCTTAATCCTCTAAAGGTAAAGAGTGAAGAGTTACTAAATGTTCTTAGGGATAAGCAGAATACTAAGACTCAGCAAGAGATAGATTTCGATGCAGAGAATAATCCTTTACTTCTTGAGAACAATCGTTTAAAGAATATAGGACAGAGCATAGACAATCAGTATGGTAATCTAAAGAATGCTAATCAGAGAATACAGAACGAGCAAGCTCAATGGGGATTTAATAATCTACAAAATGAGTATGAAGCAATCAAAAGAGCTCTAGGTGGTAAGTCCGCAGCAGAACGACAAGCTGAACTGCTTGAACAAGAAGCTCAAGCTAGGATAGATAAAGAGAATGCTAATAGAGATTGGTATAATGCTGAAAAGGATAAGGTTATGATGGCTCAGAGAGCTGGTGACTCTACTTCTCCTCGTCCTAATATACAACAAACTAATGATGGTAAATTCATTGACCCATCTACTGGAGATGAGTATGAAAGAAAACTAAACCCTAATACATTAGATTTTGAGTATGTCTGGAAAAAGCCAACAGATTTAAGTAAACCAGTTAGTCCAGAAAAGAAATACTCTGATAGAACTTTATCTCAGCAACAGTTGAAGAATATTTCTAGCTTGAGTCCAGAAGAGTTTCTTGCTTTACCAGAAGATGTTTTAAAATCTTATGCTCAATCAATGCTCCCTATAATGAATACTAACTCTAAATTTAGGGATGACGTACTTCATAATCGTGTAGATTCTGCTCAAAATAAGTATTTACGAGAAACACTGGCAGATGAGTATAATCAGGATAAAGCTTATACTCTATATCCTGATGGAGCTGGAAGTTTTTTAAAGATACCTGCTACATACGATAAAGAAAGTGAAGAAGGAAAGTTCTACGAGGAGTATAAAAAGAAACATCCAATATTTACAGACATGGATAAGATGCTAGCAGATACAAAGTATTTAGAAAAAGAGCATTTCAATTCTCAACTAAACAATGTAGGTTTCTATAAAGAGTACGATCCTATTTCTAAAACAGAAATGAAAAAAGCTATACAAGGTAGAGATGATTTTGGTAAGCAACAATTTGGGTGGAGTCCAGAAATTAATAAGTATGAAAGATTGTCTAAAGAAATTAAGAACTCTTCTACTTCTAATGCAGCTCTTATGGATGTACAACAAAACTTTTGGCATGAAGCTAAAGAAGCAGATCCTAAAGTTTTTGAAGATCTAAAGCAAACTACTTTATCTGACACTAATGGAAATGTTTCTAGAGATTTTCTAGCGTATGTACCCTTAGTTATGCCTACTGGAAAACAAGGGATTAATTTACGAAGCAATCCTAAGATGCTTCAAGCAGTTCTAAAAGTAGCAGAAAATCCTGAGGGATTCAATGCAATGAAAGCTTTAGAACAAGGTGATTTTAAAGAATTCGGTAACAAAGATCAAGATATAGCATATCTTCTTGAAGATCTCGCTCAGTTTGTATCTAAGCAACATAAAGGTCCTAAGCAATCTACTGGTTTAACTCATGCTGATAGTTATGAATTAAGTTATACTGATAGCGATGGCAAGAAAAGAGCATCTTTAGGAATTACATTACCTATACCAGATAAAGAAAGTATGGGAACTTTTATAGAAGATTTTGCTAAATATAAAAGAGAACGTAATTGGGAAAGATATGTCAAGAGAGAAGATCGGGCTAATGCTATAGAGAATGATGCTCGTTTAGCTGGGTCACTCACTAACAGACCACATTCTTCTACTTGGTTTAATTTACTTAGAAATTAATAACTATTAGATAGATATACTGCAAAAATAGTTATAAGTACAAAGCCTGCTA